GAACGCCTTCGGTATTGTTAATTATCAACTGAACCAGACAATCCAAAAACAAATTGGCTGTATTAACAATCGCCGTTGATGCCCTGGAAGCATCATCAGCCAAACTGTTAAGAGTAATTGTTATGGCCTGATTGGTTGTTCCGAGTTTTCCTTTTATATCGCCTGCCATTATATTTCTCCTTTATACTGCAAGATAACCTGTTACTTCTACGCCAATATTTCCTGCCCCCTCTGTTATTACTTCCAAATCTACATTAACTGTATCCAAAACTAACGGAGCTTCAGGGGGATAGGTTTTTGTCAACCCACCACCAGCCTTTAACCAAAATTTAGGGGTTATTGCAGTACTATCTTCTTTTTGTAACTTTACCCACATTTCTGCATCAACCGATATAGTAAGAGACAATATATATATTTTCCTGGCTGCCGTTTTTGCTTTAACTGTATTACCTTCCGCTGAGGCATTGGCGCTATCAAATATAGCATTGAACCATTGAGGCATTAAACCTCTAACTATTCTTCCGTGCCTGTCAGTGCAGAATCTCGCCGCATCGCCATCGGCACCTACGTCCGTTGGCAATGCCGTACTGTAAGCGGCTCCCATTACCTGACAGCCATCGGCAGGGGCGGCGGATGCGTGGGTAGCGTCCCAATCGTCCATAATCTGTATTGCCGTTTCAATATTGGTCGTATCACCAGCTATGGTCGCCAAGTGCGCCACACCGTCATCGTCAGTCGCTATAGTAACCCTCAACGTGGAGGCTGATATATTTCCTTCGCCTATCTGTGCATCCGTACCGGCAAAATTAAGATTCATATTGCAAAAATTCGCATCGTCCCAATCGTCTATAATTTCAAGTGCTGTCTTTATCGCACCAGAGTTAGATTCTATTATCTTGCCATTGACATCCAACTGGAACGGCGATACGTCCCCATCGGTAACGGTATGAGGCGCCGATTGATAGATACCGCCGACCAAAAGATGACTTGAAGTATTATCAGTCCAATCGGCATCGTCAACATATACAGCATTATCAACCAATTCAACGGCTGTTTTTATCGCTCCCGTATCAGCGTCTATTGTTCCCAGCAAGTTGTTCACTTCGTCATCGGTAGCTATGGTAACTCTTAGCGTTTGCGCGGTGAGAACTCCAGCATTTGCAGAGACGTCCGTACCCTGAATGTTTAAATTCACATTGCAGTAATTCCCATCGTCCCAGTCGTCCATAATCTCCAAAGCAGTTAATATCGCGGCGGAGTTGGGCTCCGCCTCGCCGAACTTAATATCACCTATGTAAGTAGCATCGGTAATATTGTTTGCCGGACACACCCTCAGGGCGTTAGCCTTAACGCCAATATCAGCAGCAATAGGAGCCGTAGCATCAGCAGTACCATCAGTCAATTTAACATAAGGATACTTCACGGCAGCTATATCGTCAGCGGCACCAGTACCACCAATTCCCGGTGTATAAGTAAAATTTTCAGCCATAATATTCTCCTATACCGTATATGTAAGCCAAAAGAGCCAAGGCATCGGGTTGCCGGTTATAACTGCCGGAACGGTGTTGAAATACATTTCGGCATCGTCCACGAAAAAAACGACATTCCCGTCCGAATCCTTAATCGTAATACTGCCAAATTCAGTATCATCGTCATTGCCGAGACCCAAAGACGTTCTTGCCGTATTGCCGGATTCGACTATCCAATTAGTGCCGTCGCCAACTATAAAATTACTGTCAACCGGAGATAACAATACCGGCTCACTAATGGCCGCCTTGTTCTCAAGAGCATCGCCCGCCGTGTTCCAACCAATAATAGTATCAGCCAGAGGTTCGGGAAACTCTATACCGTAAGTAGTCGAATGAGTAGCAAAACCCACGCAGCGGTCGAGTTGTTCCTGAATCTGCAAGTCCCTCATTACGGTACGGTCGAAATCGTCCTGATGCTGCTGGCCGGTATGATTATCGTTATACAACCAGTTCGTCTGCTGGGTAATCGCCAGATGGCGGATAATCACTATCTTGCCTGCGGCGTAGGGAGAATCGCCGCCGATGGTCGTTACCGTACCGCCGTCCTCGGTGAAAACGACCGTGTAATGGGTATCGAGCGTAAGCTGGGCATAGTCCCCGCCCGTAGCCTTATACCAGACCTGTACCTCGGTATCGGCGTGTATGAGCATCGAGAAGTCAAATTCAGTCTCGGCTCCATCCGTTACAAGCTCCGCCGTTCTGTTTGATTCTGACGTTACTGCCATTAGTACCTCGAAGTTATCCAGTCCTCAGTGATAAATGTTTGTGTCGAACTTTCCTGGCCGTCAATAGTTCGCGCGAGAGGAAGGGTGATAATCTCATATTGCTTAATCAGGGAATCGACCATATCCCTCTTGCCCGTAAGCGGCATTGCGAACTTAATCGCAAGTCTCAACGCAATAGCGTCCACTAACAAGGGGTCGAACTCGTTTGTGTCCGTGATTCTTTTGATATAGACAATCGGGGTACTGGACTCATCGCACAAGAATCTTCGACCTTCGACCCGCCAGATTATCGGCTGGTCTTCAGATGTCCCAACTTGCAAAAGGCGCAGACAATAGGGATTCGCCGGTAATTGGTATTGGTAGCCGAAATCAGAGTCCGGCGTATCGGCTATGGGCGTTACGGTCTTGCGATGTATTGCGCAGTTCCATATATGACCCCTCAAAACAGCATCCCTTACCGGCTCATAGAACTGGCTGCACAGACGGGCATTGTCCGAATCGTCCGTAAGATGATTTATCTTCGGTTTCGCTCCTATCTCAAGCAATCCCATATTGCAAATATCGACCTCGGAAATAGCCATAATGTCTCCTATACAATAGGCGCAGCCGCTGTGAATCCTTCGACATAAATTAGGGCAGCAGTATTGTAACTACCGGCAGTACGAGCAACCGCACCATTCAACGCCTTGTTATCTGTTAATTTCAATGGAGCATCTTCCAGCCAATCTTTACTGAAAACACCGCCACCTTGTTGCTGCATTTGAATTGGCCCAAGTAAGACAGCACCATCGCCGTCTTTCAATGTTATTTTATTGTCTATCAAGTATCCCTGAGCCGCACTATCTACTATGCCCATCGTAACGTGAGTCAAATATATAGCTTTGCCCGCACCCGGGGCAGCTTTTAATTCTTGCGACACTCCGGCAACTGTAAGGTCAGCAGAATGAAAATTGACCGCCCAGGGAGCGTATCGCTCTACTGGAAAAATCCCCGTACCGGCAAGAGTAGGATTAGTTATCGCCATCAGATTTCTCCGTAATTATAATGCTTACAGATTATTGAGGTATCGACCTTTATCTCGTACCCCGCTTCTATCACTATCTTACTGAAATACTCATCTTCACCGTAATCATAGCACCGACCTTCTTCATCGATAGGTTTATACACTATCAAGAACCAGGGACGTTTCAGTTTTTCAAAGACCTCTCTTTTAACAAGAAGAGTCGAGCCACCTACCGCCGTAGCATTCATCAGACCTTCCGGTAATTTTGACCCTTTTCGCCGCCAGTCGCCATAAGTCTTAGTGTCAGCTTCGCCCTCCGCCTTGAACGACCATGCCTTTTCTCCGTTTACATTCATAGGATAAATACCAGCTACGACAGGCAGGTCGTGAGCCAGCAATTTTTGCAACGTACCATTCGGAGGCACAACATCTGAATCCACAAAATATAAATCGGTTACTTTGGGGTCTTTAAGTGCAGAGTACGCAAACGTACTCCTGCCTACACCCGCCTCTCTGGAACTTACATAACCCCACTTGACACCAGGGCGCATCGCTTCCGCCGAACAATATGCGGCTGTACGCACATCTATTGTATGGTCTTTATCCACTGGCACACCTATAACAATCATTGTGCCTCCTTAAACTATTGGTGCCTGACCGATGAAGTATTCGCCGTACAGGGTAAACGCTTGGGCATCGGTAGCAAAAACCGTCAGCGATTTATTGTCCGTCAACTTCAATGGGTGTTTCCAGTCCTTGGTAAAATTGCCGCCACCGTCGGCCTGCATCTGGATAGGCCCGAACAGAACAGTGCCATCACCATCTCGAAGTGAAATAGCGACATCAGTAGTGCGGCCGCTCATAGTAACGTGAGTAACATATATCGCCTTGCCTGCGCCTGGCGCTGCCACGCACTGTACTGCTACGTCGGCGTCGTCCTCGTCGTTATTGAAGCATAGAGGAGCAGACCTACTTACCGGCATAAGACCTGTCCCTGCTAATGTTGGTCTGGTAATACCTGCCATAATCTATCTCCTTAAATGGCGTGATGCTGTTCCGGATAAAACGACTGGTCGCACGCTGCTTGAGTCTGGGCCGCCGTAATACCACTTCCCGCCGCCGTATTCTCTTTGGGGAAACCACAAGTGCCGTAAGCACCAGGGTCGGCAGCAGTAAGTGTTCCATCAGAAGCAGCGATATTCTCTGCCCCAAAAGCCGCTGCCATAGCGAGTAAATCATCTTCATTCATAGCTTCGACAGACTTGAATCGGTTATGTCTCATCCACCATATAAAGCCCCATAATGCCTCATTTGCCGTAGTTGCCATAATTATTCTCCTAAATAGCGGGCAGGGACGGAAAGGAACGAAAATATCCGCCCCCGCCCTTAGTCTATTAACTGGCCGTTTTTATCTCTCGGCCATACATTTAACTTCGATTCGCCAAATCCACGCGCCATAATCCTGCTTGCGCGAGGGCATTCGCCGTATCTCGTTGTCTGTCCAGACTTCCAGGAACGATGAATCATCTCATCTCTAAAGTCTTGTTCAGACCGAGCGCCTGGCGGAGTAATCTCGCAATCGCCGGACTTCAACGCTTTTTTCATTGACTCATCCATTTACGGACTAATCTGCAACATAACATACGGCGGGTTATCTGCACCGCCACCAGCACCTGTATAATCGATAACAAAACCACAGTGTTGGAAGCCGGTTTCAATGGTAAGGTCCGTACCACCTCTGATACTGCCATCACCAACAAACCACGTTTCACGCCAGCTCGCTGTATCTGCCACAGGAAGTCCGGGTGCTGGCGAGCACGGCCCCCACGTCTGGAGCCAGCCATAAGAACCTAAAGCAATAGCCGTGGTAGGTATGCCCATAACTGACTTAAATTCACCGCCAGCAGAACCCAATTGGTTGTATGGATTCTGAATCCACTCGGAGACACTGCCCGTTATCACATTCCTGGTGAGTGGGCCATCAAGATAGACCTTGATGATAACAGCACTTGCGCCTTTTTGATGACCGACAATCATTCTCAACTGTGCGTTAGTGAGGTCAGGCTGGCTGTAATAACCGCCAACCATATTATTTTTAGTACCAAACCACGTTGCGCCACCTGTAGTACCATCAAGGGTAATTCCAACATTCATATCTCCAATAACCCTACTACCTGTAGTGACGGTGCCGTTATACGCCCCATTGTTAAAAGCGCCGTGACGACCTTTTATAGCAGCGGCAGCTTTTCCGAACTTATATACACTGTCGCCGATGCGGTAACGAGTGCCGGGAATAAACTTCTTCACAGTACCCGTGCTGTAAACACCATATTGCGTAGTGTCGCCAGTAGTGATTCTTAACTGTCCGACCAATAGATTCGGATGATTTTGTGGCATTGGTTCCCACATAATAGTTCTCCTAATTAAAGTTTTACCTAACCCTGTTCGATTAAGCGTTAATGTTATTTCTTCTTCAGTACAATCTCCACAACGGCCGGGCCTTCGACCCTTACCGCGCCGAAACTCATCTTACAATACGGCTGCACGGCCATTCTCTTATCGACACGAATATCCACACGGGTGGTAATGTCCTTGCCGACGCCGAGTTTGATGGCGTCCTGCGCCCAGGCATAACAGTCAATAGCTTTATCCGCAGCATCGTCTGCCGTTTCAGCGGGGTTGTCCATCAGATGACCTTTGGTGTTATCAATGTAGTCTTGCAGCATAATGAACTTAAAGCCCATAAAGGTGTCAATCTGGCCTTGCGCCAGAGCCTTGACCGTATTGTAGTCCGCGCTCTTGACCTCGGTAGCATTCAGCAGTTGGTTTATATTGTACGGATTTGTAACGAAGTACCTCTGGCGCTCGGGGTCGATGTCTCCCTCGTCAAGTAACTGCTTGCACGTCAGGAGCTTGGCGATAGTCAAAGCGGTTTCCGCACGCGCCGTGTGGTCATTACCGGCGGTTGCAACAGTACCATCGCTATCGACAAGACGGCATTCGCCCGCATCGTAGTTGTTGATAATAGTTCCACCTGATTGTCCTGCGGCTGCCGTCCCGCCGAGGGCACTGATACCGTGCGTGTCGATTCGGCGGTTGGCGGCGGCGATGAAGTTCTGGACATAGGTGCTCGTGGGGTCTATGAGCATTTTGGCCTTGTCCATATCATCCACAAGGTCGGCGATGTCCCAATCGACCATCGTACCGCGCCGTCTCGAATGTGGGGTGGAAATTAGGGGTGTGTCGCCGTGCCGCTCCTCAATGTCGGCTCCGGCGGTCGCTCCGATACGCTCGCCGTAGAACGTCCGGCCCGTAACCGTCTCTTCCTGAAAGGTTGCGCGTAGGCGGCTTACCTTCTGCTGACTCAATAAAAGAATAGCCGCCCTGTATTGCTCTACAAAAGCAACGGTAATCTCGAAACTCATAATGCTTCTCCTAAAAAAAGTAACATTTCTTTTTTGTCAGAGAAGCCACCTGAGTTTTCTCAGACTCCGCTTAGATTTTACATCTCTTAGATGAGTTGCTTTTCAACCTGTCAACCTGGACTCAACTATTGAGCCATCCAGGATTTTATTGCTTTTTCTTAAATTCTCCTTTGCCCACAAAGGTTGTAAGTTTTCTAATGCCCAACATTGTTTGAAATCAATATCCTCTGGCCTTGTAAAACTGAACGCTGAAATAGGAATAATATGGTCTATGTGCCACTTGCCATAATTATCCCAAGTCATACTTGGTTGAAATTGCTTTTCTAAATGTCGCTTCAAATCATCGACAGTGTAACCAACAAAAATCTCCCACTTTGAACCATTTTTCCCTTTAGCCAAAGATTGCCAAATTCTTGAACTCATAGAATTACATAACCTAAAACAAACATTTGTCTTTCGCTTATTTCTTTCATATTGATTTCGTTTATTGCGCACATCTCGTCTTTTGCTGCGTTTAAGTGATATTGCACAGAGCCGTTTTTTATTCTCTGGTCTTTGGTAATATTTTCTACAATATACTCGCTGGCAATCATTACAATAACTACGCAAGCCATCGTTGCTTTTATTATCACGGCGAAAATCTTTAATTGATTTTGCCTTGTTACACATACAACATCGTTTTTTCATAACGATTATCATACTTTAATTCTTTCAGGCTATCAACCGAACTCTTGCGAGCCGCTCGGATTTTATTGTAAATCTTTTGAACATAATCCAGCGTATTCTATATGTAATACATTTTTTTGCCAATAATATTTGATAGGCAAACTTCTTTTCTTAGCCCTTCGTATTGTGCTTTGGGTAGGTTTCTCGATGCCTTCGAGAATAACACGTTTTTTCTGAATAGCACCAACGGTAAATCTTATGACACTAACTTTTTTCAAGTCAATCACAACAAAATCTTCTACATATTTTTGGCCACATAACTGCAAAAACCCCCTTGAAACTTTTTCTGGTATCGCAGTAATTGGTAACGATACCTTTGCTGCTTCAGATGTCGCTACACTAACTCCGCTAATGCCTATATACTTAAAAAAGTCTCTACGTCTCATTATGCGTTCCTTTCGGATTTTAGGTATTCGCTGTTTCAAGAAGCCTTTTAACTTTCTCCACGAGTTCATCGTGGTAAACTTTGTTTCTCGGTTTGTCCTTCGGCGAGTCCGTAACGTAGTACGGGTCTGTCATTATCTCGTTGGCCTTTGACCTCGCATCGGCGGGGGTAAAGCCGGATTCGGAAGGAGTGCTCTTCAAGCCAGGGTCTTCGCTTATCATATCGCCAATCTTGGCAAGGAACTGGGCCGCGTGAACGTCATAGGGAATTTCATTCTTTAGAGTCTCCGCAAACTCGTTGTCGATGGGACGTGCTAACGCCTCTATCGCCACATTCGCAGAGGCCATCATCGTATCGTAGCCACTGCCCATAATTGTATGAAGTTGCTTGTTGGCCTCGGCATTACCGAGTTTGTCCTCTGTGTCCATAGAGGTCGTAAGTTCGGCGGCATACTCCATATAACCCCTCAACACAGCGTCAGCCACGCCCTTAGACGCACCGGCACTGAATAATGCCTGCGACATCTTCGCTATGAACTTGTCATCTTTCTGCTGGCCTGCCGCCAATGCTACTTTGTCGAACTCGTACCCTTCGGGGCTTGACGGCCTGCCGCACTTTGTATGAAACTCGTTCCGTTCCTCATCGCTGGATTGTTCGTTTGGCAATATCGCAAAATCGCGGCCACCGCTCAACTTGCCAATCGTTGACTCGCCGCTCACGACCTGCCTCGCCATAGTGCGAATATCCTTGATGTTAGACAATGTTGGGTTGGCTCTTAACGCCTCGTTCTCATCGCCGGTGAAAACCAAGCCCCGCCAATCGTCCTGAAAGGCGCCGTCTTCTCCTAAAATCTGCCCTGCTTCTACGGGATTTTCTGACATAATCGTTCTCCTTATATTCTCATTGCCTTTCTTGCCTTGCGGACATCGCCCGCCGTTATACTTACGCCCCTCGTCAACAACACAAACTCATTCGGCCTCGAATCGTGAGCCTCAATCTGAGTGAACGGCAACAACGCTTCCTTTATTTTCGTAATGCGGGGGTGTTCGGGCGGTACGTCAAGAGACTTGTCCTGAACTGCGGGGACTGCCGTTTTCTGTCTGGCCTCAAATTCTTCCTTGTCTTTGACCTTCCTTTCTTCTTCCCGCCTCTTAGCCTCGGCCAAATCTCCTACAGATAGCGGCTCACCATCCTGCAATAGTTTCAGGCGAGTCAAATCTGTGGGACTGGCCGTGCCTTTTGTCTTCTTTATTTTTAGTTTCTGCATTTCTGTCATAACCATTCCTTTTACTGGCATTTTAGTTCCCTTTCTACTTGTGTGTTCCTGTTATAGTTCCTTTTTTCTGGCTTGCGTAGAATACGCTCGTGCCTTTTTTGCTGCCATATTGCTTTGTCATTGCCCGTTTGATTTTTCTGCCTTTTTTAGTCAACGGCATCTTCTACCTCGCTTTCTGCCTCGGTCTGGGTCTCACTGTCCGGGTCGGTCTCCATCTTGTCCTTGATATATATGAACATATCCCTGCGACCCAGCTCGAAGCCGGTAAGCTCGCCGTTCGGAATTATTCTATCGTCGTAGCCACTCCACTTCCTAATATCATCCCTTACGCGCTTGCCGGAGTCCGAGCCGAAAGTAGTCTGGTAGTCAATCAATAATTGTTTTTGTTCGTCTGTCATTACGCCACCCCTGCCAACACCGAACCATCTTCGACCTTCTTCGATACCCCTGGCGCCGCCTTGGCCGCCTCGATAGCCATCTCTGCCACTTCCCTTGCCTGTTCGGCCTCTGCGCGTGCCTGGCGTATCTCGTCCCGCTCGTCCTTGTCCCTGAGCCAATCCTCCGACCATCCGAGCCTCTCCGGTACGCCACGGGCTATCTCATCGGTATCCCAGTTATCCGCCATATCAGGATATTGCTCCAACATCGGCGACATAACGGTAAAGCCGGAAGTCAAAGAGCTGACCTCAAGTATCCTCAACGCCAGAGCCAATTTGGAGACGTACTCAATCTCGTATTCCTGGCCGACCAATTCGGGTGGGACCGGGGGCAACCTGCCAGCCCTGCCCGCAATGCCTATGCAGCGCCTTATCATCTTATTGAACAAATCAGACTGCAGCCTGCCGACCGGCGCCACGATTAGGCTGTGCTTCTCCTCGATTCGCTGGGCTACCTCGTAGGCCGTCTGGGTCTTGGTCTGCTCGACCAGCATTACGAACAAATCGTTAAAGAACGCCTTTTTGATAACGACCTTTTTCTTTTCCTGCGCCTCGAAGGCCCAGTCAATCCTCGCGCCCGACTGGAACGGTTCCGGCTTGTTATGACCTTGTAAGTCCTTGCGGTAGTACATAATCGAGTTAGAAGAAGTCCTCACAGTCCCAAGAAAGCCATCATCAGGACAAAGAATAGGCGGACTTATTCCTTTTTCGAGAGCTATACCAGTAAACTTTTCGGTATGATTCGCACTCTTAATCTCAGGCAGGGCGAACATTCCCTGGCTCCTGCCGTAAACGTCCCCGGAACACTTAACCCAGCGAGGAACCATCTTCGGCATCTCGTAGTCTCCGTCAATCTTAATCATCTTCTTGCCCTTGACGTCCACCCACTCGGAGGCTATGGGCTGGCGGCTCTTAATGGCGGGGAAATCATCGTGCTCCTCGCGGGGCGTTATGGCGTGAAGGAACTCGAATTCCTTGTCCCTGTCCTTTGGTACCGCGTAGGCATCTTGAACATCCTTGCCTAAATTCTCCAACCCCCACTCCTGAACCGCCTGCCTCGCAGTGTATTTGAACTTGCGAATAACAGTATCGACCTCGCCTTGAGAGTTCTCGGCGATTACATACTCGGATATATGGTGGTTCTTGAAATTGAATAAAGTCTCCTTCCCCTCGTTAAGTTCCAGGCAAGGAGTGCCATTCCATCCTATGTCAAGAAACAACTCGCTTATCTCGTTGTTGTAATTCGAGGCCGCCAACTCCTCATGTAAAATACGGGTTACCTGCATAAACCAACGCCTGACGCCCTCGGACTCGTTGATGTCCTTGTTCTTGGCCTTCAACCCGAACCATCTCTGATTGGGAGGGGTCAGGTGAGCGTGGAGGCCGGAAGCCATATATTGATTCGCAAAGACCGCCGTGCTGTCATAGACTCGCGGGTCTCTCTTTTTGCCCTTGACCTGCTCGGTGGTTACATAACCCTTCCTCGGCAATACCCTGTCGGCGACCTCCTGAAGATGTGAGTTGAGAGTACCCCTGTTGCCCATCATCTTGTTGAAGCGGCGTATTAACTCCTGCGCCCTGTCTTCTTCTTGTTTATTTATGGCTACCATTATTATTTCTTTCGGGCAACAAAAAACGACTATGTAAGAGATGTAGGCTCCTACATAGCCGTATCTGTTGCTTTGGGGAAAACTCGTTATTTAATTGTCAAACGCTGCCTCTGCTCGTAAAAACAACTTTTAATGGGTTTCGTTCTTTAAATAATTTTAATTGACCACAACACGAATCCTTGATTTCTTTGATTATCAAATAGAACTCATTAAGGTCTGTAATAACCCCATTAGGCCATTGTATGAAAAATATTCTCCATATAAATATTAACGCTTTTTTATCAAGCCTGAACCATTCTCCTTTTCTTATTCTTTTAGAAGCAAATGCTTTGTGCAATTTTGCTTCAACCTGTTCTGCATTTATAATTTTTCTTGAACATATTACATTTAGGTCTTCAGGATTGCCGTTTTGCAATTTCTTCGCACGATTTACAGGGTCTTGAGCTATGCCTATTTTGTATAAATCTGTTTCACCAGAACGCATTAAATATATAGAAACCATCATCTACCTCCGAACTTCGTCAATAAACCCGCCTGCGCAACCGGAGCGGCTCCCATTCCCCGCCCACCCGCCAATATGGTGCCAAATAAACCTCTACGACCTTTTTTTCGCCTACGTTCCGCCCCACCTGCCCTCTGGGTTATCATCGTGGGAGTTGCTACTGGTTCAGGCAATTTGGGTGGTTTTACCTTTTTGGGACTACCAAAACTCATAATTAACTCCTATTCTTCGGCTTTTTCCTGCTGTGGCCGCCTTACGCCCTGGGGACAGTCTATGTCCTTCGGCTTGCGACACACACCCAATATATCGTACCACCAATGGCAGGGCAAGCCTTTCTTGTCGATATTCTTGCAATCCGATATAGCTGCCAATATCTCAGCGTCCATTATTCTCCTGTCGTCCACGGCAATAATATCGGTGCCCTGTTCCGGGGTCTTATATTAAACACAAACGTTCCCTTGTCCGTCAATGAATCATTGGGGTCTGGCGGAAAGTCCCAGGCCTCTACGTTTATATAATGCAGGCCTTCCTGTTCTGCCGTTGGTGTCCATATAAGCCGCCAGGTCGTGCCGTTAGTGCATTGCATACCAGCCTGCCAATTAAGAATCCTAATAGAAAAAGGGTCGCCGTCGGGGTCGTAACAATTAACGTCAACGATTATCTCCTGACCCGCCCTGGCGTCAATACCGCCAAGCAACTTATAAGTAACCGCATTCGGGTCGTAAGGAAACGGTATATTGGCCGGAGGATAGGTATGAACAGAACCTAATCCCACACCAATCAGGCACAAAACGACAATCACAAATAAAAATAGTCCGTATGTTTTAATCTTCGTCATTTATTCTCCCGTGGCTTATGGAAATCAAAGAGTCTCTGTATAAACTCCATTTTTTCTTTGGGATATTCCTTTGTCTCCGGCTCTTCGCTCATACTTTGTCCTTTCTATATGCTACACTACAACTGCAACATTGAGTCTGTCATAAACAATATCTATAAATACCTCAAAAGGACTATAAATCTCCGATATAGTTCGGTCGCCTTTCGTCGCCATATAACCTATGCAAAATGGAGTTTCAGCAAAGACCTCGCCTTCCTTCTCACTTGTATATACCCGATGCTTTGGCAAATATCCCTGTATTGCCTTAGAAGTAGGATGACATCTTGCGTATATCTTAATTTCCCATCCATTAGATAATATCTTGATTAGTTTTTCTTGTGTTGTCATATACTACACTCCAGTTCTGCATATTCCTGGCGGGAACCTGTCCTATCGTCCATAACGTATAGTTTCTTGTCGATGACCTCGGCCATATACCTGCCGGCGTCCGCGTAATGGCTCGACTTGTCGTGGGCAGGCCGCTCATCGTACCTCGACATATTCTCAAGCCATTCCCTGTGGTAACAAGACCACGCCGTTATAAGCTCCTCGCCCTTCTCCGCGTCAATGTAAATGAGCGGGAAGATATTTGTCAATCTCTGGATGCCGTCGAGAACGTTGGTCTCCCTGTCCAGCTTCACAAAGGTTATGCCGTGCTGCTTGAACGTATCGTATATCAACTGGCCTGTGCCTATCTCGCCCTTGTTTATGTCAAACGGGCAGAAATACTTGCCGTAACTGTACCCGTACAGCTCCCGCTTGCCGTCCAGCATCCGCTTGTAAAACGCCGCCCCGCCCCTTATATCGTCCTTCTTGGACAAACTGAAACAGTCTATAATATGAACCTCCAACCCTATTACCTGAAAGAATATCCAGGGCATATGACCACCCATACCCAAATCGTTGACCGTAAAGACAGGGTAGGCGTCCAGGTGTGGGACGTGGCATATACGCCCTTCCTCCCGCATCTGGGCTATCTCAACAGTGTAATATGCGCCCTCAATACCAGCGATGCTCGCCTCCTCTAAGGTTGACGGGTGCTCCTTGAACATCAGGTGCTTCAACGTCTTCTTCTTGGCCACATACCACGCCCGCTGCTCAAGGGTAAACTTCTTCTTAAACACCTTCTCCAATTTGTCGAAATAGATGTGGTCTTTGGTCAATACCTCGACAAACCCGGGGTCTGTAACATTGCTGACCTTCTCGTGCCAAGGGAAGAAGTGTATCTTGTAATCCAACGGCCCCAGCTCTTTACCTAATGACCTTATCATCTCGGCTTCCTTGCACATCTCCGGGAAGTCGCCGTTCGGCCCCTCAAACGTGCTCTCAATGAATATCATCCCCTTATCGTGGATAGTCTCCATAGCCCCAGCCTTAATCTCAGAGGCCTTTTGAACGGCATGGGTACAAATCCAGCCATATTCCGAAACGTGGAGATACTGCAACGTCCCGGACCTCATAGACGTGCCGACGTAAATACCACTGTTATTAGAGAACATCAGCTCCTGGGCATCATCCTTGACCAGTGTCCTCGCCGCCTTTAGGTCTTCAGGTAGGCTATCGTAGGCATAACGAATCTTGTCTCTAAATATCTTCTTGGCGTCCAACAGCTTGTGGGCTATTATGCCCGCCCTGACGTTGGAGTTGAACAGGCAGGCATCTAACATAAATATCGCTATGAACGTAGTTATTCCGTGCTGCCTGCTCTTGGGTATGATGTTGAGCCACCACAAAGCGAAATACAAGACCCTCTGGACGGCGTTCAACGTAAACAGCATCCTCTCTCCCTGCTCGTTCAGGATGTAATACAAGTGGTTCAAGCGCCAGAACCTGTTGCCCAACTTTATCAGCCTTGCCTTGGTCTTGGCATCGAGTTTTTGCTTAGTCGCCGTCATATTACTCCATAACACGCCCGACCAGGCAGACTAACGAAATTAGTCTCGCCCGGCTTAAGCAAGTTGGCAGGCTTGTAAAACAACCGCTCCATTACTGTCATCTGATATGGTTTATCCGTAACAGGCTTGAACTTTTTGGGTATTCTTTCAATTGGTGGAATACCTTTGCTTGGAATACCCTGTTCTGGAATACCCAAAGCCTCTCGAACGGCAATATCTGCTCGTTTTTCTTTCCAACGTGCTTTAGCCCGCCTGTTGGCCTCTTTCTGCTTGTCTGGGTCTTTATACATAATCCTGTCGAATCCCTCGCTAAAGTGGTGTGTTAAGGCTTCTATCATCAATTTCACCCTTATCAGGCAGTTTTCCTTTACTGCTGCCATCAATTAGTCCCAATAATGAGGCTGTTTCTTTGCTAAGTTTATGTTCTGTTTCCTGCCTGTCCCGCATATCCGTTACGTTCACGGCAACAAACTTGAAGCTGGCCGGGGGCGCAGAACCGCTCAAACCTACATCTATGAGCCAATCCTTGCGTATTTCGCGGGCACACGTAAAGGCGTCCCGAAATTCTTTATGATAACACGGCTCTTTCTCATCCAACCACCTATAAACTGCACTAATGGCAGTATCTATACTCTTAGCAAATCCTCTCAGTGTTGGCATTCTAATGGGTAATATCTTAATATCAGTCCAGGCCAACTGCCCATTCTTGAAGTGTTCTATCTTTCTCTCCTCCCAAGGTTCAATATCGAAGAACTCTATGAGCATATCACAATGTTTAGGTTTGTATTTTGTTGGTCTTCCCATCATTCAAAAGCCTTAATCTAACATATCATCAAGTATTACTAATTTCACACGATTGACAACCTTGACGTTTCTTTAGAACGCCTTCTTCTATTAGTCTGTCAATTATGGCTGAAGCCTTGTTGTAGGTTATATTCAGTCTTCGTTGAAGCACGGAAACGCTTCCTCGTCCTATTTCCATAATAATCCGAATCGCTTTATCTTCTATTGTATCATTCATTCAAAAGCCTTCTGTAAGTCAAATAACGTGGTTTTCTCGAACATATCTATTTCCTCAATGGCCTGACTTATCAATACCCTTTTGCTGTTCGCAGGAACCGCCATATCAATTAGCATCATCTTGTTTAAGTCATTGCTTATTAAATGAGTTAGCTCTTGTATCGTCTTTATAATTATAGCGTTTTGGTTTGGCTGGTCGGGACCACAAGTACAATCCGCGTAAGGATGATTCAAAGACGCGCAAGTCGGCTTATGCTTAACTTTTGGCTGGTCGGGTACGGGGTGTCCATCGACATACTTTGCTACACCTGTTTTGATAGGCTGTTCGGATACCTTGAAATACTCTTGAGCTACCTTCTCGGCCTCGGCCTTGCTTGTTATCGGCTGTTCGTTCATATTCTTACGTCCTTTGGAATTTCCTCCATTGTCATAGTGCCGCAATCCTGACACCCCGCTCGTGGTAGTTTTAGCTTTTCAGGCTTCAAAATAACTATTTCTAAGCCACATTTTTTGCATTTGTACTCTTTCTTTTTCATTATGCTTATTCCTTATATTCTTACATCCAGGCTATACCGACACACAAACGGGGGTATTAACCTCTTGAGCTATACTATCCAAGTGAGCCTGCTCTGCTCTCGGCAATAATCCATACCGTTTTTCCATTTTCTCATGCTGCTTTCTCTGTATGTAATCCTGTTGCTCATCAGACGTTAGGCTATTCCACCATCGCTGGCGCTGTTTTTTAGTTAAGTTGTATTTATAATACATATCTGCGCTTCGGCTTAGATTAAAAGATTAACAGACGACTTTTGGGCTGAAAACAGGAAAAAATGCTTTTAGCTTCCAAAAATCTATAATCACAATTTATTTTTGAGTCTATATGCTCTGCGCTTGCGGATGAGTCAATGAGTTATTGACGACTAACTGAGCAGTTATGGCTTGCAGGTCTCGTGCGTTGCAAGCAACTGCTGCCTTTATGATAAGACCCTCCCGTATAAGCCCAGTCAGCGACCGATACGGTTGTGGGGACGCAAAGTCGTCAAGCGTTGCCCCCGACTCAAATTGAATTGCTGCTTGTATTGGCATACTATCTACCGGAATCCCCTCGATTTCTGCCTATAAAAAAAGCGGCAGGGATAAACAATCCATTTGAGTCTATCCCTAACCGCCTTCATAATCTTATTATTTATCATATCTGCATCCCTGCAATACTCTATACTTCCTTGATAGCAAATATGTTCGTTTCAATATCAGTGCTGCCAACGATAACAGCATAGTACAGGCTATATGCCCTCTCTACTGTTATCAGTCGTACCGGTCGCGACTCCAGCAGCACCAAAATTAGAATAACAACACAAACGCGGAATGTCAATAAAATTCCGATGTCACCACCTAAAATATATCAGATTTTAACTATTTATACCATAAAGACTTACAGCTATTTACAAATAATTATCAGATTTTTCTTGATTTTTGCTAAGATTTAACCGATACTATGTATAGTATGAAACGGTCAAGACAACAACCAAACCTAACAAAAAGCCCTGGCACTTTCCCTCCAAGTTTTGACCGACTTTCATATTGTGCCGGGGCTTTATTTATGAGGTGGAAAAATGGCAAGATATTGGGCATATGTAACGATAGGGCTAATTTGTGCAATAGTATATCAATATAGTGATGTAAGCGAGATTAAAATAAAAGCTATGTTGATAATGATGTTAATAATACAGTGTTATATACTTTATGAGTTAGTAAAACATAATTCAAAAGCCTAACCCATATTTGAAAGGATGAAAAAATGATTAAAAAACAATACCCAGACCCAACCTTGCCAACCTGTAAAAATAATAAATATCATCATATAGGATGGTTTAGTGGCGTTTGTTCTGTATGCCGCAAACGATTTTGGGAATCTTGGCATCCAAACGCAAAAATTAAAAAAGGAACGATAACTATTTAACTGAAAGGACACGACAATGAAAGACGAAACAATAATGCAAATCTGGGAAAGTTACATCAACGGTAACATTTCTTGGGTAAAATCAAAAGTGCGGCGAAGAATTTGATTTGTCCTAATAGCCGACACTGGAGGATACTAAAATGATTAAAGAATCAGATGTATTAGAAAGAATTGCAATGCGTATAGATGATATGGATATGGACGAACTTGCAGAACTTCACAATAATTTATATAGCATTGAAGAAGAATCTAAAATTACGGGTGATGCAATCGTTCCTCAAGAAGGCTGGCACTTAGTACCAAAGGAGGGAGCGCACTAAAATGAAAAAGATATTGATAATACTTTGTTGTCTTGCTCTGGCGGGATGTGCGTTGTTTGAAGATAAGCAGGTAATCATCAAGCCGAAACCAATAGACAATCGTGATAAGTGGAAGGCCTTGGCTCCACTCATAAAGAAGCATTTTAAGACAGATATGACAGTTAAGGAAATAGCAGCGGAATTAAACTATCAGGAATACTTAAAGAATTTTGCTCCTGTTGATTTTTCCGATATTGAAAAGTATCTTACATTGAAAAAGAAAGAAAAATAAAGCATAGATACAGTTTGAAAACCTAAGCCATATTTGAAAGGAGAATGAGAATGTTTGGCGATATGAACAAAAAACATTTCGCAACAGAAAAAAAGCCGTTTGTATGTCCCAAGTGTGGGCATAACGAAGCCAAAATTGATAGCTTTGCGGCCATCCCTTGTGTGCGTAGAATTACGCCTGGAAATGTCATCTGTGCCAAGTGTTTTGAGCCTGTTGCTGCTATTGTTGGGTAATAGGGTACTCTGATACCCTCGGCAGGCAGTTCGTCCACCCAGCGGCAACGTGAAGAAGAAATTTTATAATTTTACTTGCTTATTTGTGAGATATTTGCTATGTTAGCCATAGACAGCCACAACTCCACAAGGTTTTTACAGGGCTGCCAGGCTCTCTCGTGGCTGTTTGGGCTTGGTAGTCCTATATTTAGGATTAGTGCTATGCAGTCTAAAAAATGTCCTGAGTGCAATGAAACTTTTATCCCAAATCGGCCAAATCGTATATATTGCTCAAAAATATGTTATAGTTGGCATCTTTCTGACATAGACAAAAAAAAGAAAAGAGAATACCGTCTCAATCATCCTATTATATTACCAATAAAGAAATGTTTGTTTTGTGGCAAGGAATTTCAGCGAAAGAATAGCCTTCATAAATTCTGCTCTGCAAAATGCGGTGCTAATAGCTGGAAATCCAATAATCCAGATTATTTTACTATTAATAGAAATCATTGGTTGAAATTGCGGTTTGATGTTTTAAAAAAAGATAGATTTACTTGTCAATATTGTGGGCGCTCTCCTAAAGATGGAATAATCTTAAATGTTGACCATATCAAACCGAGAATAAAAGGCGGTAAACATACCAAAGAAAACTTAATAACTTCGTGCTCTGAATGTAATCTTGGCAAAGGAGATGTATTATTAACACAAAGAGAAATAGGAAAACTCAG